CGGAACTGCTTGCTCCGGGCAGCACGTTCAGCAGCCGCGCATACACCCCAACCACCGGCCCGTCCGCCGGCAGCTCAGCGAACCCGTTCGCCCGCTGGCGCCCATCCGCATCGATGTAATACCGCGTCGTCGCGCTCTCCGCCGGCTCTTCTCGCAGCACGAACACCAGGCCTTCCGTCACCTCGCACATCAGCCGCCGCCCGTTGATCGTCCCGCTCTCCAGCAGCTCCTCGATCTCGTCCAGCGCCGTCGTTGACCCGTCCCGGTAACTGCGCAAATACAACCCGCTCGAATTCTCGATCAACCGTGCCGTGATCAGGCTCGGCCCAAAGTTCGCCACCAGGTCCCGGATCTGCGCCGAACTCTCTACCTTATCATTCACATACAACTGGAAATTCATATCCGCGTCCGGGCTGCGCGCCTCCCACGTCGACCCGTTCAACTTCTTGAACGCCCCGCCCGTGTATCCCAGCGCCGTATTCACCCCCACCGCGTAATAATTGCTCGCGTCCACCGCCCCGCTTCGCTGAACCTGCAGCGTATAAGTCCCCTCCCTGGGAAACTCCACTTCCGTCACATCCTGCGTGATCCACGCCAAGCTGCTTCCCACCGAACCGCCCGCCAGGCTCCAGCTCGCCAGCGCGCTCCCCGTCGGATCCCCGCTTCCGTCCATTTCGTAAATTCCAACCATCAGGTTATCCGCCGGCGAACCCTGTTTCCGCGCGTAAATCGACAGCTGCAGCACGTTGATCCCCCCGCTCCCCACCGTGAACTGCTGCGCCGCCTTCGTGCTGCTCGAAGCCGCCCCGATTTCCTGCTCAGCTGCCGTCACGTCCGTATAACCTGGACCAGTCACCACCGGCCAGCTTGCGTATCTCCAGTTCAGCATATCGAAAAACCCGCGGCACATCAGTTCCACCGCCACCGACTCGTACTTCCCGCCGTCCCCCAGGTTCAACTTCGCCCGCAGGTACTTCCGCCACCCCAGCTCGATATCCCGCAGCTGCTCTGCCCCCGTGTCCGTCAGGATCACGTTCGCGTTCACCAGCACTTCCTTCGTCCCGAAAATCGCCAGGCTGGCCGCGTCTTCCGCCCATGAAGTCGTTCGCGCCTCTCCTGGCCCGGTGTCCCCCGCCTCCTGATACGTGTACTTCACCGCCACACGATTCGCAAGCTCATCGATCCTGGTCTCGAACGTCGTCCCCCCCAGCGTGATTCGCACCCCCGCGATATATCCCCACCAGCGCGCCTGCGCCTTCGCGTTGTAAATCCACAGCCGCGTTCCGCACATCCCCAGCATCTGACCGGCCATTTCCTTGCTCACCCCCGCCGTAATGCCAGCCGTTGCGCATCCTCCCGCCGTGGTCCACTCCATCCGCCGCACCACTTCCGCCCCCCAAAACGGTGTAATCCGGTTTCCCGCCGCGTCTTTGTACAGGATCGAGAACATATCCCTCCTTAAATCGACAGGTATCGCGGCCGGTAATAAAGTTGCACGGAAAAGGTATCGTACACATAGGTCGTTACATCCAGCGCATAGAAAAACAAGCGGTTGTCCAGCCCAGGCGTCAGCCGCAATGGATCTCCTACAGCCAATCCCTGATCGACCACGGTTGATACGTTATAGGTGTAAACAGCGTCATAATCCAGCATGTCGTCTAAAGTCGTCCCGGTCACATTGGACCGGAATTCCAGGATCCGGCACTCCGAGAATGGGATTACCGACATCCAGTCTGCGTCGATCGCCACCGTGGTCGTCGTCTCGATCTTGATTTTCGCCGTGCACTGGTTCGTCTTCCCCTGCACGTAATTTGGATACCTCATCACCCCCAGGTCATAGATCTGGAAACTCGTCGTCCCGCTGATATAAACCGGCGTCCCATAGATCGGCTTCGTCGCGTCGGCGTACAGGATCGGCGTCACCTTATACGTTCCCGCTGCGTCGAATTTCATCGCCATGAAATAGCGGAAATACGTATCCTTCCCTGGGCTGGCCAGCAGCGCCGTCGACAGGTCCAGCGCCGCGGTCGTAATCGCAGTCGTCACCCCCGTCGCCTCATAACGCGTCTGCGCCGTCCGAGTAACATCTGCCGTCAGAGTCCCAACCCCCCACACGTCTTCCAACCAGTGCATCGTCCGGTACGCGCCCGTCGCCGGGAACAACCCCGCCGGCGTTTTGTAAATCGCATACAGCAGCCGGTAAGGGCTCAGCCCAAAATCGCCCTGCAGCTTGAACGCCGCCGGCAAATCGCCCGCGACCTTTGCCGCGGTAATGTACAGCCAGTTTGATTTCACCCCGCCGGTACCCGAACTATCTCCAGGGCAAACGTAGCACGCGCTCGTCGTATCAGTCGCATTAATACTCGTCAGGCTGATCTGCGCCTGCGGCCCCTCGATCCAATTGAAACGCCGCAGCCGCAGCGTCCCCCGCCTGCTGCCCAGCGCCCACTCCTCCTGCACCCGCGCCGGCCCCGGCACAAACTCCCCGCCAACCACCTCGCAGCGGTGAGTCGTCGCCCCGTCGATCTGCACGTTGTAAAACACCCGCGGCCCAAAACCGCGCGTCATCGGGTCGTTGTGCCGCCGCGCCTGGCTCAGCAGCCGGTTCAGCTTCAACTGATTCGCCGCCACCGTGCTGTTACCGCCCACCAGCTCGATCTCGTGCTCATCCTCAGCGAACTCAGCTTCTAGACCGGGATTACTCATCCCCCAGCGTTCCGTGAAAGCCGCCGTCCCATCGTTCAACTGCAGCGTCTCCGTCCCATCCGTGATCGAATGCACCAATGCCATAAACCCTCTCTATCCGCGCTGCCCGCGCCGAACCGTATCCTCGAGCATCCGCTCGAACCGCGCCTGGTCCAACCCGTTGCTGATCACCACCTGATCAATCTTCACCAGCGGGCCCCCGCCCCCCTGGCCCCCCGTCCCCGTCCACCGCTGCCGGTCATTCTGTACCTGGTACCGCTCCCCCGAACTCATCGGCACCATGTACGTATCCCCCGGATACCCCGCCGGCACCGTCACCCACCCGTCGGTCCCATTCGCGTACCCGTTCGCCCCCACCTCGCCGCTGGCCCGGCCGCCCGTCTCCCGCGCCGTCCCCCCGTGCGTCTCGTAATAATGGATCCGCACCTCAACATCCTTCGACTGGATCCCGCTCAGCCCGTGTGCCAGATCCCACACCAGCCGGTTGTACTCATCGATCGAGATCTTCCCCTTCTCCAGCAGCTCCTTCCACTCCTGCGTCTTCACAATCGCATAGCGGCTCTTCTCATCCACCAGTCCAAGCCCATACGCGATCTGCAGCTTCGCCTCCGCGTCCATTCCCTCCGTCGCAACGTTATACAGCAGCTGCGTGTTATACGCCTTCAGCGAATTGTTCAGATTCTCCTGCGCCGCCGTCGCCGCGTCCAAATCACCCGGAAGATCCGCCGCCGTATCCCCGTACCCACCCAGCATCTGCTTCGCCTTGTCCGCGTTCTCCGCCACCCAGGCCGCGCTGTCCGCCAGCTCCATCTCCGCGATTGCCGCGTCCTGCTGCGCCCGCGTCAGGTTGCGCACCCCCCGTCCGCGCTCCTCCTCCAGCTGGATCATCGCCTGCTGCCGCTCGAACATCTCATTCAACGCCTCCACAGCCGGCCCCGTCAGCGTCATCGTAAAATCCGTCCACGAATCGTTCAGATTATCGATATTCCGCCGCAGCTTGTCCGCGCTCTCAACCTCCGCGTCCGTCATCACCAGCCCGTCCGAGACCGCGTTGTAATACTTCTCGATCGCGTCCCCGCCCTCCGCGAACACCTTCGCCAGCTGCAAGCCGCTTTTCCCCAACCGGTCCGTCAGCAGTTTATTCTTCTCCTGCATCGTCCCCAGGTTGTTATATTCCACCGCCAGCGCCTTCACGTTCTCCAGGGTGAAGACGAAACCCTTCTTCGCCGACTGCTCCACGATCGTCCCGAACCTCTCGGTCGAAATCCCCAGATCGTCGAACGCCTGCATCATCCGGCTCGTTTCCTCCGCGCTCGTCCCCGTCAGCGCCGTCAGACCCCGGATCTCCTCCCCATAATTCATAAACTTCTTCACCGAATCGACCGCTACCGCCCCCACCGCCGCCACCGCCCCCGCCGCGGTCAAACTCGCCGCATTGAACCCCAGGAAATTGGAGCTCAGGTCCCCCACCGTATCCTTGACCGATTTCAGCTCCTGCGCCGCCAGCTTCCCGCCCTGGCCCTGTTTGCTCGTTTTAAAAATCAGTTCCAAAATGCTGCCGGCCATAATCCCTCCGCTATCCGCTTCTGTTCGCGTAAGCCCCCGGCTTCCGGGGGGCATTCGCGTGATATTCGCGGTAAATTCTTCTCTTCATTCGTGACCATTCGTGAAAATTCGTGGAAAAATCTTCACTTCCCCGCCAAATCCCGCGTGATCTGCTCCAAAACCTTCTTCCAGATCGCGTCCACCTTCTCTTCCACCTTCTTATACGCGTGCCACAAAAACCGCCGCGGCACCAGTTCGCCCCGCTTCGCCGCCGCCGAACGCCCCCCCTCCAGCGCGAACTTCTTCGCCCCCGCCTCGCTCACGCCCACGTTCCCCGTCACATTTCCCTCCCCCCAAACCTTCGTCTGCCCAAACAGCGTCGCGATCATCTTCCCCGACCGCACCGGCGTCGTCTGCCGCGCCTGCCCCAGCACCAGCTTCACCGTCTGCGTCATCCCCGCCCGCACCCGCTTCGCGCTCGTCTTTCCAAACTGCGCCTCATCCTGGAGCTTCTTAATCATCGCATCCAACCCCGGCGCCTCAATCTGCACCGTCAGCGCATTCTTCCCCGCCAGCCCATTCCCTCTCGTGCGCGCCACTATTCACTCTTCCATTCGTGAAAATTCGTGTGCATTCGTGGATAAACTCCTCTCCTAACTCCCAAACGTCAGCTCAGCCGTAACGTCCGACTTCACTTCCCACGTCACCTCAATCACGTGGCGCTCCGGCTGGTCCACCTCATACGCCAGCGCCCCCATCGTCATCAAATCCCCATCCGGAGAAAAGCGAAAATGATCCACCAGGCCTCCCAGCTGCATCGCCGCCAGCGTAGCCGTCCGGATCCGCGTGAAATAGCGCACCAGCTCCGGGAAGTTGCTCTTCTTCGTATCCGGAAAGAGATAGAAAAGCCCCTTCACCTCCCATATCTCCTTACACGGCCCGCCCATGCTGTATTGTGCGCTCTTGATCCTGGGCGGGTACACAATCGCGCACGGAAACACGCTCAGCGCCTCCGGAACCTCGCCTTTCCCCGCGAGCTTATACGCCTTCACCGTCCCCCCTTTATGGCTTGCCACCGACCCCGCCACCGCCACCACCGCATCGATCCACTGTTCGATTGCCACTATTGCACCTGCTTTCGATTTCTCACCCTGTCCAGCGCCGCCTGGCTCTCCGCCTGCCAGGCCTGCGCCTTCGGCAGTTCATCCGCCCACATCTCCAGCGCCGAGCACCATTCTTCGCTCAGCTTCTCCAGATCCCACGGCCCCAGGTTCGTCCCCAACATCCGGTTGATCTTCTGGCACTTGATGATCAAAGCCGCCATCCCACCGGCCCGCACCCGCTTCACGCTGACCAGGCTCAGCAGATCGTCCCTTACTTTTTTTTTACCTGGAACTGGTGCTCCGTCACCGCATCGAACGTCCGGCTGTACAGCCAGAACCACAACTGCGGATCCCGCTCCACGCACGCCTCGAACAGCTCCCGCACGCTTCCCACCGGCCAGGCCTCCGCCCCCCACAGATCGCTCAGCACCCCGAACAGCTCCTCGTTCCGCGCCTTCACCTCGTCCGAGCGTTTCCGCAGAAACGCCCGCGCCTCATCCTCCGGCATCTCCCGCAGCGTCTCAATCTTCGGCGCCCCCGTTTCATACGGCCGCAGCGTCGCCTGGATCCGCCCCATCAGTTCCCGCGACACATTCACCTGCACCGCCACGTGATTCGGCTCCCCCTCGCCATACTCCGCCGCATAATCCCGGAACTCCACCCGCACCCGCACCGGCCTCAGCTCAAACGCCATACCTTTTCCTCATCTCTTCCATTCGCGTCCATTCGCGTAAGCCCCCGGCTTTGCGGGGGTCATTCGCGGTAAATTCTTAATACGCGTTGGAATTGGTGGTGACCGCCACCCCCAACATATGCGCCGTGCTCAGATTGTCCGTCACCCCCGTGAACGTCACCGAATACAGCGTATTCCCATCTGCAAACCCCTGGAGCGGAATCACCTCATCGAACGCAGCGAACACATCGATCCGCAGGCTGTGCGCCGTCCCCGTCCCGATCGTTGGCCCAGTCCACGCAAACCGCAGCGCCCGGCTGGTCCCGGCCTGGAACAGATCGAAAATCGATTTCGCCTCCGCCCCGCCTTCCAGCACCAGCTGCCCCGTCACGTCCAGGTAACCCTCGCCGTACGAGTCGAAATACTTCGTCCCGCCGCCCAGCCACTTCGGATGATTCCCCGTCGCGATCTGGATATTCCCGCTGCGCAGCAGCCCCGTCTTCTGCGTTCCGCCCAGCCCGGCCCAGGTCGTATCGACGTAAAACTTACCCGTGTTCGCGTTGATCGCCGTGATCGTCGGCCGCGTCAGCCCCGCCGTCGCCGTCGAAGGCGTCACCTGGCGCCCGAAGTACTCGCCCGAGACGTTCATAAACGCGTTCTCCCCGAACGCCCAATCGAACGTTAGCGACTTTCCCATCAGGTACTCGATCTCATAGTTCTGATCGTTGTCCCCCACCTCCAGCGTCATCGTATCCGGCGCCGCCGCCGCCGTCAGACTGGGGGAGAAATCCCACGCATAATCAGCCTGCCCGCCGGTCGTCTCCGAGGCCGTCACCCCGCCGCGCAGCGTGGTGCCGAGCAGCAGCGGCAGCCCCTGGTAATACGCCCCGCTGTCCCCGTCCATCGCCAGCGTCACCGGGTCCGCCAGAAGCTGCAGGATCTCCGTCCGCGCCGACCGCACCCGCAGCGCCAGCGCATCCTGCGGATGCATCGGCTCGCGATCCTTCGGCAGCGTCGCGCTCCCCATCCACATCTTCGTCGCCGCCACCGCCGTCCCCCGCGTCACTTCCTTCCCGTACTGCACCTTCCGAAACATCTCACTGCCCATCTTCTATCTCCCTTCCTCCCGCGGGGTAAACCCCGCGGCTAATCATTCTCTTCTCTTCATTCGTGTCCATTCGCGTTCATTCGTGGAAGAATCTTCTCTTCCATTCGTGCCCATTCGTGAACATTCGTGGAAAAATCTCCTACCTCCCCCCCCAGAAGTAATTGCTCTTCACCGCCTCGATCGCCGCCTTCGGGAACTCGCTGATCCAATACCCACCGCCCAGCTCCTCGTTCCCGCTCCGCCCGACATACCCCGTCTCCGCCTTCTTGTACATCAGGCTCGCCATCTGCTTCGCCAGCAGTTCCACGTCCCCCGGGATCACATACCGGTACACCGTATCCCCGCTGTGCGTCGCCGCCGTCGTCCCGTTGCACCCGCGCCGCACCGTGAACGACCGCAGCGCGTACACGCTCGCGTTGTCCGCGTGCTCTGCCCGCGCCGTCCCGTCCCAGGCCCTGGCCACCAGCACATCGTTCCCGCTGATATCCAGCACCCGCATCCGCTCAAACCCGATCTTGATGATCTCACCCACGTGGACCAGCGTCCCATCGTCCACCGTCAGCTCCACGTCGTCCACCGTCATCGCCCCGTTTAAGTCCGTCTGCGTGTCCGTAACCGCCCCCGAGGCCTCCACTAGTAGCTGCTCATCCTCGATCAGCAGCACCATCCCCGGGCTGATCTTGCTCCCGTCCGCCACGTTCAGCGTGCTCGAACTCGCCGGGATCGATACTACCGGCAGCCCCAGGTCCTGCGTCTGCTCCCACATCCCCCAGCGCCCCGTGATTACCACCCCCGTCGACATCGGCGACCAAACCCCATACAGCCGCTCCAGCTCGCTGTAAGGGCCGTTTGGCCAGTGCCGCCCGTTCGGCTCCAGCAGGTAATCCGTCACCGCGATCCCGTCGTTCGTCGCGCTGATCACCGCCAGCAGCGGAGGCACCATCAGCTCGCATTCTCCCTCACCTTCGAACGTCCGCGCCTCCGTCACCGGCACAAACACCCCGATATGGCGGTCGATATACTGCGCCGCCGCGGCCATGTGCGCCAGCATCGCGCTCTCCGACCGCACCCCGTCCAGGTGCAAATCCTCCACCACCCCGCTCAGCGTGCAATACATCCGATCCATCCAACCTCCCCGACCCCGCCAGGGGTCTCTCCCGCCTCTCCCCGGACTTAAGTCCGGGGTCTTAGTCCACCACCGCGAGAATTACTTTAAACACTTCCTCGCTGATCGGCACGTACGCGTTCCGCGCCACCAGCACCCCGTACAGCGAACCATCGGAGGCCTTCACCTCGAACGGGATCGCCGTCGTGTCGCTGCGCTGCACATGATTCCCGCTCGCCAGCCCCACGTACGTGTAACTCAGTGGGATCACGCCCAGGAACCCAGCTGCCAGCTCCGCGTCCGTCACCGCCCAGGCCGTGTTATCCGCCGCCGCAGTCGGCGCCGTATCGAACATCCACAGCTCCAAACTCGGCAGCGTCGCCGGCGCCGCGCTGTCCACCACCTGCGCCCCCAGAATCAGCCCCTTATTCACATCGTCCCCGTTCGGATCCCGCGCATTGAAAAACGTGATCACCTGGCTCGCCGCCGTCCCGATCACATCCCCCGCCGCGTACGTCGTCGTATCCGCCGGCCGCTTGATGCTTCCCGTCAACGCTCGTCTCATTCTGCCCTTCCTCTCTGATCCCCCTCCCCGCCAGGGGAGGGGGATCTCTCTTCTCTAGCCCTGGGCTTTAGCCCAAGAGCGTCGCGATGTGCTCCGACTTCACCGCCGAATAACCCCAGGCGATCGCCACTTCCCAGGCCACCTGGCGGTACTGGCGGTACATCCGCAGCTCGAAGGCCAGGCCCGACACGGGATCCACCAGCATCGTCGCGTCGTCAGCCGCGTCCCCTTCTTCCGGCACCGCCGGCGCGCGCGTCGCCAGCCAGATCGCGTTGCGATGGAAGGCGAAGTTACCGGTGTAAGCGTTGCCGATGCTCACGGGGTCGTTGTTGACCCAGGCCACCTTGTTGCCCGGCTTGTTGATCGTCACCGCGGTCGTGGTCCCGTCGGCCGGGATCACGTACTTGTTCGTGTCGCGGCTGGTCTTGGTGTTGGTCAGGATATCGCCGGCCAGGATCGTGTTCGACCCGGTATCAAGCACGAACGAAGTACTGCCCACCGCGTAGCCCGCGGTCAGGTTCAGCAGATACCCCGTCCCGGTGCCTTTGGTATGCTGGCTGATACCGCCGCTTTGGAAAATGTTGAAGCCGCCAAACTGGGCCACCATTCCGCGCGTCAGCAGGTCCGAGCCGCCCTGGTACAGGTTGCTCTGCTTCGCCCGCAGATTGTTCATACTGGCGTTACTCAGCACCAGCTGCCGGTCGGTTTTCGGGCAGCCGTTGTCGTCCAGGATCAGCGCCACCCCGGCCGAATCCGACAGATCGCCGGCCGTCCCGAAGGGAGTGGTTCCCGCGGTCCCGTAAGCCCGCGAAGCGCCTTTCTTGGCCGCGGTGAACAGGTCGACCTCGATCAGGTTCACCAGCGTGCGCATCGACTGCGCGATCACGTCCCGCAGGAAAGTGTTTTTTGCGCTGGTCTGCCCCAGGCCCTTGCTGTTCTCGCCGGTCAGGTAGAACGGCACCGCCTTGCTCTTGCTGATCGTCACCGTGGTCCCCGGCGCGCTGGTGTCCACCGTGGTCGGCCCGTAAGCCGCCGGCGCGGTATCAACCGCATCGCGCGCGCCCACCACCGGGAAGGTGATCGACTGACCCACAGCGGCGCGTTCGGCGCTCGAATCGCGGGCTACCGCCGGGATAAACCCGACGTTTTCGCGCGACACAATATCCAGCGCTTCGATAGCGGCCGGAATAAGACTCGTCAAAGTGTTAGCCATTTCAAACTCCTCAAAAAACCAAACATGATTTCAATCCCGTCGGGCGGGAACGCCCCGCCCGTCCGGCCTGCCCCCAGTAGAGGGGGACTACTCACCGATCTGACCGCCGGCCTTGAAAAACGCGTGGCGCTCGGCAAAGGGCATCGCCTCGTACTCAGCCCGGGTGATCGCCTTCTTCCCGCCCCCCGCCGTCTCCGCCGCCGTCTCATCCACCGGCACAAACTTGGCCGCGTGCTCGCTGGTGACAGCGGCCGACTGCATCGACTGGTACAGCTTCAGCGCTTCCTCAGCCTGGGCCTGCGCGGCGTCCAGCGCCTCGCGTTTGGCCATCGCCTCGGCCACGCCTTCCGGAGTACCCAGGGTGAAGGCCGCGTCGATCTCACTCGCCACCCGCAGCACCTCACCCTGCGCCGCCTGAGCGGCGTCATAATACGGTTTGAGGTTCATAATCAATCCTTTCCCAAAATGACGTTTACCCGCGCGCGCAGCTCCTCAACCGCCCGCCCGGCCTCGTTATCAGCCTCCTCGGCTGCCATAACCTCATCTCCACTCTGACCCTCTTCCTCCTTCTGACCCTCTCCCCCTGGGAGAGGGAAGGGTGAGGGCTCCTCATTCGTGTCCATTCGTGTGAATTCGTGGAAAATCTCTTCCGGCGCGTTGCGATAATTCAAGAACATCGCCCGCGCCGCCTTCCCCATCCGCGGCTTCTCCCCGCCGCTCACCACCTCGTCCACGAACCCGGCTTCCTTCGCCTGCTCCGCTGTAAACCAGGTCTCCGCGCTCATCATCTCCGCCAGTTCCTCCCGGCCCCTCCCGGTCTTCTCCTGGTACCCGTTGATGATGCTCTCCTTCACCTGCTTCAGCATCTCCACGATCTTCTCCATCTCCGCGATCGTCCCCCACGCGATCGTGCTCGGATCGTGGACCATGAACATCGCCGTCGACCGCATCCGCACCGTCTTCGCCCCGCTCACCACCACCGTCGCCGCGCTGGCCGCCAGGCCCAGGATATCCGCCGTCACCTTGCCCGGATAGTCTTGCAGAATCCCGCGGATCGTAGCCGCCGCGAACACCTCGCCGCCCGGGCTGTTCACCTTGATCGTCACCGGCCCGCCCTTTCCGGCCGCGTACAGCTCATCCTTGAACTCCCGCGGCGTGATCTCGTCTCCCAGCCAGCTCGTCTCGCTGATCGGCCCGAAAAACTCCACCTCCGCCTCCCCCGTCTCCGTCTTCGCCGCGTCCACAATCCGCCAAAACTTCTCACCCATCTCTCTCACTCCCTTCCCATTCGCGTCAATTCGCGTCCATTCGCGGAAAATCTCTTCTCTTCCATTCGTGAAAATTCGTGTGTATTCGTGGACAAATTCTCTTCATACAGTGGAAAGATCCTCCCCAGCGGACCGCTCATCACCCGCAGCCGCTCCACGTGCGGCAGCAAATGCCGCCCCTCCTCCGTCCACGGCCGCGTGTAATGCTCCAGCGGATAGTGGAACGCCGGGCAATCCCAGTCCGACTCGTGGAAGTACGTCCGCGCCCCTTGATAGCAGTCCATCCCGCACAGGATCACCGGATCGCACCCCATCCACAGCCCCAGCCACGCCGCCGTATTGCTCGACAGAAACCCCGTCCACACCGGCACATCAAACACCACATCACTCGACCCGTGCGGGCTCACCCGCAGCGTACCCAGCTCGCATACCGCTTGCATCAGCCGCGGATCTTCCTTCGGGTCGTCGTTATAGACCATGAAATCGCACGGCGTCAGCTTGAACGCGTGATAGTTCACCGCGATTCGCACCGCCCCCGCCGGCACGCGCTTCAGATCCTCCGGCAGGCTGGGCCCTCCGCCCAACACCACCGCCGGCCGCCCCGCGAATCGGTCCTGCAGCTCGCTCATCAAAATCATTCAGCCCTCTTTTCCAGAACCACGTTCACCTGGCCGCACGGATCCGCGCGCAGGCTGACAATCCGCCACGGCCGCGGGCTGTACGTCGCGTATCGCCCAAAATCCGGGTCAAAATTACCAAACGTCACCTCCGTGCACGGGTTGCAGTGCGTTGGATCATTCCAAAAATCAGGATTCAGCGCGTGCGGCGTCTCGATATCAACCCGCCCGCCGACCCGCATCACCCGCCAGCACTCATCCATAAACTCCAGGAACGGCCGGCGCATGCCCTTATCCGTCACCGCTGCCGGCGGAATGTGCTCAACGATATGCCAGGCCTTCGCCTCTTCAACGCTCCCCGACTCAACCGGCCACGGCATCACCGTCAGATCGTGCACGATATCCACGCCCTCGATCGCCTGGATATCCATCCCGACCCACCCAGCGTCCTTATGCCTGCCGCACCCGATATCTAACCGCATATCAAACTCCCTGCCCGCTGGCCCCGGCTCCATCCCCACTCGTCCCGGACTTTAGTCCGGGGTTACTCTCAATACTTCCATCCGCCAAAATCCGCCCATAGCTCGACTGCATGTAATGCGCGTCTCCCCCTGGGTACCCGTTCATATCCTCGATCCCCAGCGCGTCGTTCGGCGTGTAAATCCCCGCCTGGATCCTCTTCACCATCACCTCCGTCCGCGTCTTCGCGTCCGTCTGTAAAATCGAATCGCGGTTGAACTTCAAATACTGGAACGCCTGGTCCCGCTCAGGGATCCACTTCAACCCCGCGGCCTGCTCCCACTGCAGCAGAAACGGGTTTAGCGTGCTCTTCAAATAATCCAGGTCCTGCTGCTCGTTCGATTCGTACGACTGTTTTCCCATGTTCAGCTTATACAGCGGGATCCCGAAGAAGTTCGCCAGCTCAGCGTCCGTCAGTTGCACCCCCTCCAGGAACTGTGCGTCCGCCGGCGTCAGCGTGATCGTCTCGAACTTGCTCACCCGGTTGTCGAACACCGCCACCCCGTTCCCGGCCGCCTCGATAAACGACTTCCGCGCCAGTTCGCGCGCTTCGGCCTTCAGTTCCGTGTTGGTGTTCATCCATAGCAGCGCCGTCGGCAACAGGCCGCCACCAAAGATCTTATCCTGCGTCTCGTGCGACCCCATCTGCCGCCCCAGCGTTTCCCGCGCGTACGTGATCACGCTCCGCCCGCACAGCCCGTCCGCCGAATTGATCATCAAATGCACCACTTCCGCGTCCGGGATGCTGTCCGTCGTCCCGTTCGGGAACCGCGTCTCATACCATTTATTCCCTTGCTTATCCATCGTCGGATAAGTCCGGTCTGCCGGCAGAATGTACAGCTCTGGATAGATGCTCAGCGGTTTCCACACGTACGCGTTTCCCCAGAACAGCAGCCAGTTGATCACCGTCTTCTTGAAAACGAACGGCACCATCCACCGGTTAGGCTGCTTCTCGATCAAATACGCCGTGTTTCGCGTCACCGCGTCCGGGTACACCCGCCGCACCTTGTCCTGGAACCGGCTGAACTGCTGCAGCGGCATCCCCGCGATATCGTCGCTGATAATGTTCCCGCAGCGATAAGCCGTCGCCACTGTCTTCGCCGTTTCCGCGGAAACGACCCGTTTCGTGTTCGTCGAACGCAAGAAATTGAATAATTCCGGCCGGCCCGGCGTCATCCGCGCCGCCTCCGGCACTGCCGGCGCCTCATTGAATATTCTGCTCACGATCATCGCTTCCTGCCTCCCATCCCTACCGCGATCCCTGCCGCGATCAGAAAAACCCCGCCGGCGAACAGCGCGCCTTCGACAGACCAGCGCAGATAAGCCCCGTAAACCAAGCAGGCCGCCCCCGCCAGGATCAAAACGTCATCAGCGTGCCGCTCGATCAATCTCCTCATCAAAACCTCATCTCTCCACTCATCAGCGCCTCGTTCAGATCTCCCGCGTTCCCGACTCCGCTCGCCAGCGCGTCACACCGCGCCTGCCAGCTCAACACCCCCGCCATCGCCGCGTCGATCTTGAACACCGAATCGGACCGCTCCTTGTAGATCAGCCACAGCGGATCGCCCTCTTCCGTCACGATATTCAGCGTCTTGCGCACCGCGTTCCCATAATGCCGCGCCAGGTCCGCGTTCCCGTCGTGGTGCACCTCCCCCGCCTGGATCGCGTTGCGGAAACCCCGCAGCGCGTACCCCATCGCCTTCTGCCGGTTCGTCCACCACGCCACCACCCGCTCCTGCCCGTAGCGTCCCGCCCACGTCGCCACCTGCGTCTCCCAGTAGGGCGGATCGCAGTACATCCTCCACACATTCCACGTCTCGAAGGCCAGCGCCACCCGCGCGTCGATCTCCTCGTCCGGCGCCTCCCACTCCTCCGCCTCGCGCGAATCGAGCACCGTCGGCTTCTCCCACAGGCCCAGCAGGAACTGCGTCCCTGACTCCAAATGTGTCCCCACCAATGCCACCGAGTCGCGCCACCGCGCCCCATCGAAACCCAGCGTGATCGTCTCCCCCTCAGGAGCGCGGAAACCGGGCACCGCCAGCCCCTGCCAGGCCTCGTAATCAAACGCGCGCTCGCTCGCCCGCACCGGCCGGTTCAGCCATACCCGCTCCAGGTATGCCCGGTCCGCCGTCGGGTCCTCCCACTGCTGGCAGATCGCGTCGATATCGCTCCACGCCGCCACCGCCGGCCCGCTCGCCTCCAGCACCGCCGCCTTCACCCCCTCCGCCGTCTTCAGGTCGTGCCCATCGCTCGCTTGTCTATGGAAGAAAAACAGCCGCGGGTCCGTGATCTTCCCCTCGTCCACCTGCCGCGCATAGCTCATCGTGTCTTCCGCCACGGACCCCTCGCCCGGGCTGTAACTCGTCGTCACCTCCAGCATCCACGCGTCCGCCGCCTTGCGCTTCGGCATATTGGCCAGCATCGTCCTGTGCGCCGCCTTCAGCCTGGGCAGGTTCCACCGGTGCGTCTCGTCGCACACCTGGAATGTCGTCCGCGCCCCGTCGCGCGAGTCCGGGCTGCTGGCCAGGCTCACCGCCTTGCCGTCCCCGTTGATCCGCATGATCCGCTCGATCCCGATATCAAAATCCTCGGCCACCGCCGAATACATCAGGATCACCCGCAGCGCCCCGAAGGCCAGCTCGTCGCTCTGCTCCTCCGTGTACGCCACCAGCGGGATATACGGGTCGGTAACCCCGCGCCCAACCGGATCCCCGCGCGCGTCAAACCCATCGCAGCGCACCGGCCCCTCCGGGTGCAGCTCCGCCGCCGCGATCATCGCCGCAAACTCCGTCTTCGCGCACCCCTTGCGGATGGACAACGCCACCCGCTTGAACCGCCGCCTGCCCGCCTGGGGATGCCCCTGCGGGAAAACCTCATACATCCGGTAAACCAGCGCGCGCTTCTCCTGGTCCAGGTGCACCGGCTGCCCGCGCAGATCGCCCGGCCCGTAGACCAGGTTCTCCTCGATCCACGCGCAAACCTGCCCCCCCAGGCTCGGGTACGCCTTCTCATCCCGCGGCACCATCAGCACGCTCATCCGTCCAGCACTCCTCTCGGATCCACAAACGCCCCATCGATCGGCGTCGCCCGCTTCACCCGGTTCTCCTCGTGGCGGTCCTTCGCCTCCTCCGCCTGCACCACCGTCCACTCCAGCCGGCGCCGGCTCAGCGGCGTCAGCCCAAACTCACGCTCCAGCATGCGGATCTCCGTCGCCACCGCCAGGCTGCCCTTCTTCCAAAACTGGTCCACCAGGTACACCAGCCGGAACAGCGCTGGCTCGTCCGCCCGCACAAACTCCGCCGTCATCGGCGAGTGCCACACCAGCTCCCAGAACTGCCGCGCCATCGGGTGCCACTCCTCCGTCACCTGGACCAGCTCCCCCTTCACCTTCTTCGTCCGCGTCAGTGGCGGCAGGCTGGGCGCGCGCATCCTCGGTGCCTCCGCCGCAAGCAGCATCGCCCGTGTGGAAGTCTTGTTCCTCCGCTGGCGCAGCGCTGGATCCTTCGGCATCGGCCCTGGCATTTTTTTAAACCCCAAACCCGTACATCAAAAAATCAAACCCCCGCGCGGTATCGAGGCCAAAGTTGAAAAGTTTTTTCATACCCCTCCCCTCGATGCGAATCGTGAGTCTTGAGTCGCGGTCTTGCGCGAATGGCAGGCATGACACAGCGCCTGCAGGTTGCTCGCGTCATCCGTCCCACCCCTGCGCCTGGGTACAATGTGATCCGTGTGCCTGGCAGGCTGGCCGCACTTGCACACAGGATGCGCAGCGAGGAATGCCTGGCTGATCTTGCGCCACGCCGGACCATAACCACGCTCGACCGACGTGCCGCGCTCGCGATCCAATTGCTGCGCATGCCGCGCGCACATCGACCCACGCGTGATCAGGGCTGGGCACCCCGGATAACCGCAAGGCCTGGCCGCGCGCGCTGGGCTCATTTGATCAGCCCCAACAGATTGCCCAGCAGCCACAGTACCGTTGCCCCGCCCATCAGCCCGCCCAGCCAGGTCAGGATCTTGTTCGTCTGCTTCAGCTCCAGGATCGCATCGGATAGCCGCTTGATCTCCGCCGTGTGCTCATCGATCGTCTTCCATGCAGCATCCAGACGCGACGATATGATCGGCTGGCATCCGGCCTCGCGTTGTTCTAAACCGCGAACCCGGCCTTCCACTCCGGTCATAATCGTTTCCAACTTTGCGAAACCCTGCTCCATGCGATCCCCCAGGGCTGTGATCTGCTGCTGCAATGCGGTCTGCCCAGTGACTGCCGGCGTCATCCAACACCCTCGGGTTTCGGTTTGATGAAGAACTTGCTCACCAGGTCATGCAGGTAATTCGCCCCGCGTCCGATCGCAAGGCCGGTCAATGTGATGCCCAACCATGACGGCGCTTGTAGGGTCGGCCAGTCAACGGCGAGGTAATTGCCCAGCAGGTACAGCAAATCGAACCCAAACAGGAACGCCCCGACCACGCCCACCGCGGCGGACACATAGACCAGCAGCCAGCTGAACGGCTGGATCGCGGGCAGGTGCGCAAAAATCTGGCCGAAGAAGTATTCGACCAGGCTCTCAATCAGGAATGCCAGGATGAAAATAACCGCCAGGATTCCGAAGATATTCATACACGCCTCCAGGAAAACAAAAAGCCGAGGGCCGAAATTACTCTCGGCGCCCCGGCTTCTATTGCTGCTCTGGCGGGCTTAGTGTGAGAACTACACAATCAGTATAGCACGTATCGTTGATAATGTATACTAAGAATTCGGCAAACGGCCCGCCTTGAATGAGATTGACTGCTCGAAAAATACCGTGTCGCCTTCGATGCGAATGGTCAGCGCGCCGTATTTGTTCCGGATGATTTCCCGCAGCCGTTCGGCCAGCGTCGCCATCTGATTCGCGGTCAGCATGCTGCGCAGTTCATCCTCAACGGCTGCCTGGTAATCTGCCTTTGTCTCACTCACCAGGGTATTCCTCCCACGTCCGCCCACTCGATCGTTGTCTTGGTCATTTCCCCGCCTTCCACATGAGCCACGCGCGGCAGATGGCGATGGGCGCGGTTTCGCCTAAAATAACATCTACTGGCCCCATCTCATCGGCTGTTTTTACAATAACCCATCCCGGCCCCCACGGTTCGTGCTGCTCATATTGCAACACGATACCGCTCCTGGTGTCATGTCTGTCATGTTTAGTCGCGGTTTCTTTCATCTCCTCCACCAGCCCCCACGCGGCGGCGATGTCGCGCGGGAAGTCTGGGACAGGTTCAAATCGTTTGTGTTTTCCAAACCATTTGACAAAACAAGGCCACTTGAAGATTCCACAATCGATCGCGTAGTCCATAGATATCTCGTTAAGTTTGATATACCGCTCACATTCCTGGACATTGCCGCAATCATCATCGTGGTCGCACCACCTCAACACTGTCTCGCCGTGTAATTTGGCCACAGCCAGCCGAAGTGCGTCCTCATCCATTGCCATGATTTCGTCGTTAGTCATCCCTTCCCATTCCCTTTCACGGCCCATCCTGATTTCTCAGGATGGGCGATTTGCGGTTCCAGCCCGTTGTTCGCTGCGTTGATGATCCTATACATTTGCTCTGCCGCCACTTGTGCCATTTTGCGAATGGAGACCAATTCGGCCACCATGCGGTTGTTCTCCTTGCGGAGTAACTCATTCTCCGCAATCAGATAAGCCTTCTTTTTGCGTTGCTTGCGAATATGCTTTTGAAGTTTCATCGTAGCTGTGCTTTCCACATCAGCCACCCGCGGCAGATCGCGATTGGCGCGGTGTCGCCGGTGGCGTAGAATACCTCGCCAAACCCATCAATGAATAGACCACAAGCCCAGCAATCTTGTTTGTGGTGAAGAAACACCTCTTTCCCGATCTCCTCCACCAGTAACCACGCGTCTGTCAAGTCGCGCGGCCAGTCGGATAACAAGTCCTCGTGCTGGATGGTTTCGTCATACGCGCAAGTAACCATGCCGATCAAGTCGCCTTTCTCGGCGTACTCACGATGTAGGCGGTCGCCACAGATGAAGTCCATCATTCCATCGGAAACGCGATATTTTATTCCAAGCGCCTCAGCCACGGCCAGCCGCAGCGCGCCGGCGTCAAGTTGCTGGATTTCATCGTGTGTCACTTCCCCGCCTCCCCCAGCGCATCCAGCGCGATCTCCCTTATCCTGCCATGCGTCCCGCCCTCATCGCAACAGATCACAATCTCGCTCAGACTCAGACGCAGCCCCGCAATCTCGCCATCCCGTTTCCCGATCTCGGCGGTAAGCTGCCCGGTCAGCGCGCGCTCCTGCGCCAGTTCGACGTGCAACTCTTTCACTGCCGCGGCGTTGGCGTTATTGATCGCCACCAGCGCATTATTACCCAACTCGCGATTCCAATCGTCTCGAGCATGCTCCAGTTCACCTTTGGCCTGCTCCAACTCTTTCTCTAATCGGTAGTTTTCCCGCTCCAGCCGCGGGATCTTCTCGTAAAACGGCTCAATCGGCATATTGATCATAGCTCGCTCTCCATTACCGCCAGCCCCGCCTTCTTCAAAAACTCGTTCGCCCTGGCCAGCACCGCCTGAGGGCTCGGCAGCGTCCCGTAATAATTCTCCTTCACCGCCTCGCGCGCCGCGATCAGCACGATCTCGAACGGATCCGCCTTCTCCATCTGCCCGCGATCTATCCCATAAAACGCATGCCCGAACAGCTTCATCATCACCACCTGGTTCCGATCCAGGAACGCCCCCGCCAGCCGCTTCGCGAAATCCTCCGTGATCGCCTCGATCTCCGCCTTATCCTGCTTCTCCTGCTTGCGCCGCGCCCGCGCCGCGTCGCGCAGATCATCCGCCGTCGGCACATCCTCCAGCACCGCCTCGCGCGTCTCCTGGCGCGTCTGCGAGTCAACGCCCTGCGTACCCTTCTCGCGCAGGATCCGCGCCTCCTCCGCCTTGCGCATCGCCTCATACCCGCTCGCGCACGTGCAGTACTGCTGGCGCTTCCCGCATCTGATCGACACATCCGGGAAGCCTGGCACCGTTCGCTCACGCTCCGACCAGGCCGGATTCGGGTTGTAGACCAGGCGCAGGTTCTCGCACCCCGCCCGCATCGCCACCTCATACACCGCCTTATCCAGGTCCGTGTACTCATAGTACGACTTATTCACATCCTCCGCCGGCTGCACCCCGCACACCTCGCCCGCCGCCGCCAGCCGGTCCTTGATCCACAGCTCGCGCCGCGCCCCGTAACAGGCCGGATCCCCACAGATATTATGTTTCTCCCGCCGCAGCAGGTGATCGCACTCCCGGCACAGCTCGCAGCGGATGCGCTCATCGCGCGACGCGTCCACCCGCTCGTCAAACGTCCACTTCGCATCGCTCAGATCGCGCCCCAGCTGCTTGATCAGCAGCGAAATCTGATCGTTGACCACCTCCGCCGCGCCGCCCCGCAGCGCAATATCGACAATGCTCTTCCGGTTGCCCGCATAAGCGGACATATTCTCCATCCGCGCCTCCATCGCCGCCGGCAGCTCGAACAGCGCCAGCAGCGCCCGCCCGGCCCCCTCGCTCAGCCGCCCCTCCGCCAGCGCCGCCAGCAGATCCGCCGGCAGCCCCAGCAGCCGCATCTTGTTGCGCACGCTGCTCTCCGCCAGATTGAACAGCGCCCCGATCTCTGCACTCGTCTTGCCAAAATCATCCCGATAGCGCAGCATCGCCCGCGCCTCCTCGATCGGGCTCAGATCCTTGCGCGCCAGGTTCTCCCCAATCCCCATCTGGAACATGCGCTCATCGCTCAAATCCTGGATCCGCACCGGCATCGCGTCCCAGCGCCCGCTCAGGTTCGTGTGATCCTTCACCGTCTCCAGCCACCTGAACGCCGCCAGCCGCGAGTGGCCAAACGCCAGCTGCACCCGGCAGCCCAGCGTCACAAACGCCTCCGCCCAAAAATCGCTCACCGTCGCCGCCGGCCCGACATACTTACTCACCTCATCAATGCTCACCGGCTGCCCGTTCGCATCCACCAACCGCCCCACCGGCACCTGCAACAGCCCCTCGCTCGCGATACTCAGCGCGATCTTCTTGATATGCTCCGCGTCCTCGCCTTCCCGCGGTTGCCACGGGTTAGGCAGAATAAACTCAGTCATTACGCTTACCGGTTCCATCAATCCTCCTTCTTGCATGTCGGCCCGCCCACGTGGTGAACCCACTCACCGTCCGCGCGCCTGCGCCACTTCCACCCGCCGCACCAGGTGCACTTGCACTTACACACCGCCGGCGAATGACCGCACAAAGTGCACCGCACACTCGCCCCGCCCTCCATCCCGCTCCACGGCCTGGACCCTACCGGCCCTTTCCCGTCCCGCCCTGGTCGACCCTCGTCAAAGATCCCCCGCGAACCGTGTACCATCTGCCGCTCGGCTGGGCCAGGACCTGCACCCCGTCCGGGATCTTCCCCGACTTGTTCAGCGCCACCAGATCCTCGAACGTGATCAGCTTGTCCGAGAAATCTACCTTGTACATCGGCTCCGTCCCCAGGGATAAAGGGCCTTCGCTCGTCGCGGCCTCCTCACCTTGCGCCGCCGCCGGCTCCGCCTGGGCAGCCTTTTCAGCCTTGCGCGCCTGGTACGCCAGCTGGTGCTTCTGATTCAGCATCCGATTGCACTCCGCGCTCCCGCAAATCTTCGACCGCGGCAGCCGCGGCATCTCGCAAAACTCGCACGTGCCGTAGCTCTTCGCCGCCAGCCGCGCCTGCGTTTTCTCCTTGCGCTTCTCCGCATAGCGCTCATCCTGCTCGTGTTTCGCCTTGCGCTGGCATTCCGCCCCCTGGCACATCGACCGCCCCTGCGCGATCGCCTTCCCACAGTACCGGCACTTCGGGCTGCCCGCCTCCGCCGCCGGCTTCCCGTTCGCCTTCCCATTCACCGGCCCCTCATGCGTCACAACAATCGGCCCGCCAGGATCCGCGTTAAAGTTCCACACATGCTCCCCCAGCCCGCCCGAGGGCTTCTCCTCACTCACCTCGGGCTTTAGCCCGAGGGCCAGCCCCGACAGTCCCTTATCAACCACCGGCTCCGCCAGCAGCATACCCACCGACCAGGCCAGCTTCCAACTCTCCGTCTCCAGTACCAGGCGCGTCTGATACTCCGCCCCTGCCAGATCCGCCATCCGCCCGATCAGGTCCATCAGGACCTCGCTGCCGTTGATCTCAACTCTGTACATCCCATCCTCCTGCCTTTTCGTCTTTGATTTCTTCCTCGTGGAGCGGGCTCCATTTCCCGCCCAACCCCAACCGGCACCCGCACACCGCGATATGCGCCGTCATCTTCGCTCGGATCCCGTCCCGCGCCCGCTCCGGCGCCGCTACCCAGGCGAGATATAACCGCCAGTACTCGGGACAGGCTCGACCGCCCACGCCATCCACGGCGCGTTCGGATCCTCCGCCCCCCAGTTCACCGGCCGCCCCATCACCGCGCGAAACTCCGCGTGATCCTCCTTCGTCCACTGCTCCGGCCGCAGCCACTCCATCCGCTGCGCCATCGCCAGAAACGGTTCCACCGGCGTCTCCGCGCGCGGCGCCATCCGGCCCCAGGAATTCCATACCCGTTCGCACTCCTCTCTCAGCTCAGCCAGCGTCGGGAAGAACTTCTTCTCGCCGATCAGCTTCACCGCCGCCGCCTCCAGCGCCGCTCCGTTCGCTCCGGCGAACGTCCGCTGCGCCGCGTGGACAAACCCGCGCAAGTTCTGAAACTCCTTGCCCGGATACGCCGCCACCAGCATCTCCATCACGCTCAAAACCTCATTCGCGTCAGCCATCGTTCAAACTCCTTCGCATCGCCGCCAGTTCATCCGCCGCACTTGCCTTGCCGTTCTTCGGCGCGCTGGGCGAACCCCGCGCCGGCGGAATCACCCCCTTGAAGGCCCAATCCTCCAGCCAGGCGATCGCGCTGGGGTTATACCCGCGCGCGCACCACTCCGCGTAAAAGCCCCGCAGATCGTCCGCCGTGCGCGTCTGCCCGTTGCGAATCGCCTCGACCACCTTGCGATACACCGGCCGGCCAGGCATCCGCCCCGTCGCATCGCGGAAAATCTGGATCTCCCGCACCTGCGCAGCTTCCTGGACCGTAAAATTTTCGTAATCATCGCCCTCGGGAAGTGGGGGGATCGGCGCGCCAGCGCCGCCCTCTCCCTCTCCCTCTTTTCTTATCTTTTCTGTCTCTGTTAATCTGTTAATCTGTGTCACGTTTCGTGACACTTCCGTGACGCATTCGTGACTTTCACCGTCACGCGTCTGCCCGTGATACTGCCGCGACCGCTCCCGATCGCGCTGCATTGCCTTGCGCTCCGCCTCGCTGCGCGGCGCCTGGCGCTCCGCAAAGTTCGTCACGTTCCATTCGCCAAACTCGCCCTGCGTCAGCCCCACAATCCCCGTCCGCGCCAGGTCATTCAGATCGCGCCCCAGCTCCTCCACCGACAGACGCAGCGCCCAGGCCATCGTCTCCACATCCGGCAGCAGCCCGTCCCGGCCCTCTTTCCCCGCCAGCAGGAACAGCTCCACCGCCCGCCGCCACAGCCGGTCCGGCAGCCGCGCCATCTTCGGATCATCGAGCACCTCGATGTACAGCTTGACCCAATACCCGCCGCTCATATTCCCAGCCCCGGCTGCGCATCCGCCCCGATCCTGGGCAGGCTCGCCGGCAGATTCGCCCCGCGTAAACGCCTCGCGCTCGCCATCAGCTTCGCCGCGCGCCCCTCGCGCTCCAGCGCCGCCTCGATCGCCTCCTCGCGCGTCCCCGGCAGCCAGCGCCCCGCCTTGCCCGAGTGACTGCACACCGGGAACCCGTGCTCCTCGATCAGCGTCTCCAGCACCTGCCGCGTCTTGCGCAAATCGCTTTCCTCCGCCGCCCCATACACCGCGAACGCCAGATCGCGCAGGCTGACCGCGTTCTCCTCGCCGACGTGGTAACTCAGCGTCCGCGCCGCCTTGCGCAGATCCACGTCCTGGATCGCGTCGACCATCTCAGCGTAATAACGTGATGGATCCATCGTCACCGCTCCGTCGGAATAATCTGCACTACGGAAATAGGAAACTCGGTTATAACCGGCGTCATCCCGTCGCGACTGCTCAGCCACTGGCCCAGGTCGACCAATACGCGCATATCTCCGCGCCTAAGAATTCGCCGCCCAGCAATCACCCCACGCCCGGCCGGTGTTAGAACCTTCGTCATTACCTTCGCGCGCATCAGCTCCTCAGCGTTCATACCGGCCGCTCCGACGGGAAATACCACTCATTGCGCAAGTGAAAAACCTGCTCCGGCATCTTGCGCTTCTTCGCCTCGTGCATTGCCAGCGCCGCCTCGCGCGTCAACGCGATATACATCCAATGCCAGCCCTTCGGAAGATCCTTCGGCGACTGGCACTCCACCACCGCCGGCCCGCTCACAGCGCCACCGCCCCGGCGATCGCCACGATCGCCCAAAAGATGCAAAACCAGGACAGGAATTTCATTTCACATCGCTCCCGGGTTGAAAATGAACCCCAGCACGAACAGGATCAACAGCACAATCGCAATCACGCACCAACCGCCGCCGCTCGATCTCATACTTGCTCTCCTCTTTTCCAGGCCCTGTCCCGGCCCGCTCGGCCTCGCTCATTCCAGGGTGCCACCGGCAGGATCCCCGCCGGAAAGAATTACGTCCGCACGAACAATGCACCGTCGCGTACCGACTGCCCTCTCGCCGTCTGCGTTCGGCGATCCGGCCATGCCGCCTGTCAAGACGGAATTGCGGACCCGGCTTCTGCCTCCGGGTTGACCTGGTAAGGAGGAACCAGGCCTGGCTAACTTCCCCGCAAACTCACCGCGCTGCCGTACAGATAAAGTGGAGTGATTCGCACAGCGCAGCTACTGGGTCCGGCTCGATCCCGATCTCCCCGGACCGCTTTGCAAGTGGGGTAGGGGACCCACTCGCCTAACGTCTCGTTACACCCGTAGGGGTGCCATTGCCTATCTCTTGTACCCGCTGCTCTTCAGATAATCGCCCACATCGCCCAGGGATCGCGCCGCCTTGCGCTGGAACTTCGTCACCTCGCCGCCCGCCTCGTCCACGATCTGGATAAAGAACTGCGTCCCCAGGAAGCACACATTCGCCTTATAGCCGTCCGTCGGCCGCGTCCACTGCTGATACACCCCGTACTTCCCGAAGCACTGATCCGCCGTGATCGCCTCCTCGCCGTGCTTCGCCGCGTGCGACCGGCCCAGGTCCCGCGCCGGCGCCGCCACGGCCGCGTCCGCCATGATGTTGCTCAGCCCTTGCTCCGCCGCCGCTTGCATCTCCTGCCCCGCCGGAGACTGCATCAGCCCGATGATCAAAAACGCGATCAGCGCCAGCACGCCCAGGCCCAGCGCCACTTCCGTCAGCGACTGCCCCTTCTGCGCCCGCAGCAGCCCGCCCTGGCCGGGTACGCCGCGATCATCGATCTTGGGCTCGTCCGCCGCGATCAGCTCCTTCGCCACGCCAACCACCGCCGGAAGCTTCTCCGTGTCGCCGTTGGCCAGCGCCTCGATCCAATCCGGGCGATGCTCGCCCAGCGCCAGGCACGCGTACCGCGCCGCGATCAGCAGCGACCGGCTCGGCCGGTTGTACAGGTCATCCTTCAGAATGTTGAGCATAGGTTAGTCCCTTTGTGCTATACTCTGTCCATAGGTTAGTCCCTGGTTATGGCCGGCCAGCGTTCCCCGCGCTGGCCGGCCCTCGTTTTCTCAGGGCCGGGTTTTGGCCCCCGCGGCCTCCATCAGCCGCGTAATCCGGTATAGTGCTTGTAAAGTCCTTGTAATCGCCTTCAACCGCGCCAGGTCCGTCTCGCTCTCCGTCAGCGGCTCCAGGGACTGGATCCCCGCCACCGCCTCCTCCGCCGCCCGATCCCGCGCGCCGGCAGCCTCGTAAGGCCAGGGTTTTGGCTTGTCGCTCATAGCGGCCTCCTTTTAGATGGCTTTTCTATGGCTTTTTGTGCGCAAACCCTCCTTCCGGGCTATCATCAAAACATGCTAACGCCGAGGACCACGACCCATCCTGCCCCCCTTTCTGCGTGCCATCGACCGGCTTTTCGTCGCGTGAATGCTCCGATTCACCCACAGGCACACCAGAAGCACCACAAATATCCCCGCGAACCAGAGATAATCAGGCCCGATCATCACTCACCACCGTTTCCGCGGAAACGCTCTCGGGACGCTGGGCAACCTGAGCGAACTCTTTCGCCACCAGATCGCGCAAGATCGCGGATTTCGTCTCGCGGCGCTGCTGGACAAGCGCGTCCAGCTTTTCAACCGTCTCAGCATCAAACGTAAACGTCACCGCAATTGCCATTCGTATGTCCTTACTTGGTGTTAGAAAAATCTTACAACACCATTATAGGGCATAATATGTATTTGTCAATATGTTCTTACAAAACGTTTGAAAACTCTAATCTTTCCCGTGCAATAATGTCAGAAGAAATGAACGTTTTCGGAGATTGGCTGAACGATGTGCTTCAAGAGCGTGGATGGTCCCAGGCAGAACTGGCCCGCCGCGCCAAAGTGAGTCGCGCCACCATCTCCGACATTATTTCCGGCAAGGCCAGGGTGGGGGCAAACGTGGCCAGGTCAATCGCATCTGCTCTCAAACTTTCGGAAGAGGAGGTGTATCGCAAGGCCAATCTTTTACCAACGGCAGACCCCGTAAACGATGCCGCCGCCCGTCTGGCCCATCGAATTGCGCAGCTGCCTGTCGAAGAGCAGGAATTTATCGACACGGTCATAGACGGGCTTTACAAAAAACATGTGGGGAAACGCAAACATGAGAACGGAACGACAGCAGGCAGCCCGCATCCGCTGCCTGCGGAAGACTGATCTTTTCAAACTCTCCATCGTTTTTTTTTTTGACAAATTGTGTCCTAAAATGGAAAGCCATCGGCTGGTATAACCGCGTCTCGATTATCCACCTCAGCTCGTCCGCCCTGGCCGTCGCCACCAGCGCCGAAGCGCTCCACCAGCCCTTTCTAGCGATATTCTTAGCCATAGTCTTATCCTACGTCTTGACCGTCAGCTTTGCCGCCATGATCCCATTCCTGCGCATTTGAGGGGAAAATGAAACCATTTGAACGCATTCTCATCATCGTCCTGCTGGCATTCTGCGCCATCATGCTCGCCATGATCACCGCCAACAGCCTCGGCCTCACCGCCGCCGGCCGGGCCCGCGCCGAATACGCCGAAACCATCCGCACCCAGACCACCCAAAACCTCACCGACATGCAAACCGTCCTCGACGGCTACCAGAAGGCCGCATATGGGGGAGGAGATATCGACCGCATCAGCGAGCAGCAGCTCCTCGCCAGCGAAACCACCAACGTCCTGCTGGCCAAAGCCATCAACCAGCTGGCCCTGCTCACCCTGCTACTCGTGCCCTGACCATGCTCACCCGCGAAGAATTGATCCACCTCCTCCACCGCGCCTGCGCCCTCCTCCAGCAGGCCGCCCCCGAAACCGCCCCCGACTGGACCCAGGCCGTCGCCAACGCCAACCCCGCCGCCATCGAATCCGCCCTCGAAGTGGCAAAGGAAATCTACTCCCTGGACGAAACCGGCGAAATCTAGCTACTCTTGAATTGAGTTATAAAATTCATCCTGCTCCGCCTGGGCCTCCGCATCGAAATACCGCGGAGGCCCATCATCATCCCGCCGGTTGCCCGTGGAATTCAAATGCGGCCGGCGTTCTCCAATCAACCAAAACTCATAGTCTCGAATCAAACTTCCACGCCGCGAAAACTTCACCGCATCTCCAGCCGCCTTCCGGCAGTCCTCCAGCGTCCATAGCTCAATCGTCCAATCGTCCGACCGCGGCAGCATCCGCTTCACCAGGCCCCCAACCGCCGACTCCCGCCGCCCCATATGCCCAAAGAACGGATCAAACCAGCGCTGCCAGATCCCGCGCCCGGTAATCCCGATATAGATCACCTCGTCCCCATCCCGCAGCAGATACAACTCCTCGGCCTGATCGCCTGGTGTATCCGCGTAATTCCCTGCCCGGAAATCCCCGAAGCGCAGCACCCTCATTCCCGCTCCCCGTACGTATCATACGTGCTCTCAAGATCCCGGTTCTCCAGGCGCCCGTAAATCCCGTCCGTGATCCCCATGTGCGCGTGCATCAAATTTTGAGACAGCGACTTCAAATCCCGCACGCTGTTCACCTTGCGCATCATGTACACCGTGTGCCCGTGGCGCAGCTTGTGCGGGCTCAGATAAGGCATTCCCGCCCGCGCGCACAGCTTCTTAATCCCCTTCGCCAGGATCTCCGTCCGCGTCAGCCAGCGCAAATCCCGATCCAACGCCACGAAGCGGTGCCAGCGGTCAATCCGCGGATACCACAGCTCCGCCCCCGCTCCCCGCACCAGGTCGTCCCACTCCTGGACCACCGCCAGCAGATCCGGAATGCGCAGCAGCTGCGTCTTCGCCGCCTTACCGTTCTTCGTGTGCACCCCCAGCTCCGGCAGCTGCTTCACCGTCTTGCGCCGCAAGTCCAGCGCCTCCACCGGCAGCGAGACAAACGCCTGCGCCCGCATCGCGCTCAGAAACAGGAAACACACCGCCGCCCGGTCCCGCTGCTCCGTCAGATTGCGCGGCTCCAGCGCCGCGATCTTGCGCACCTGCTCGATCTCCCAAAACTCGTGCTCGTGATACTCTGAATGCATCCCCGAATGCGTCCCCGGCGAAATCGTCTTAATCCAGCTCGTCGTGATCAGCTTATAGCGCTGCAGGTGCTCCCCGCGGATATAGTTGAAAAATAACCGGCTGTACTCGCACGCCTTCTTCATCGACGAAGCCCCCAGCCGCTTCGCCTTCCCGTCCAGCCGCGCCGTCCGCAAATAGACCGGGAACGACGGATCGATATTGCGCGCCTTCGACAGCGGCGTCTCTCCCGCCCAGTTCAGCAGGTGCCGCAGCAGCCCCCGAATCCGCTTCACCGTCTCCGGATCCCGCCCAATTCGTTCGCAGTACGCCAGGTACTCCTTCGTATCGATCCAATTCTGCCGGTTAATCACGCTGCACCTCCTGGCCCGGATCAGCCGCCGCCGCATACGCCCGGTTCACCTTCGCCCCGCACGCCTGGCACTTCCCCTGGTAAATCACCACATAGCGCCCCTTGAAGCGCTGCCGCGGCTTCACCAGATCCACCGCCCGCCGGCAGCGCAGGCACCACGCCTGCCCGTCCGCCAGCCGGTTCATCTCCTTGCGCCCCGTCACCGACTGCACCCACGCCGCGAAACTCAGCCCGTGGATCCAATAATCCCCCGCCTTATCCCGCTCAAACGGACAACCCCCCGGCAGGTACGACCGTACCACCGTCTCCGTCGTCACCCCAATCTCCTCCGCGATCTCGCTGGGCCGGTACATCATATCCATCAACCGGCCCAACTTAATCAAATTCAACCGCGTAAAACGCTGACCGCTCATAACATCCTCCGCACGAAAAAACGCCGTCCCAAAGGATCGGCGCAGGGCAGGGGATGGTATAATAAAACCGTCCACGGGCCTCCGCACGGCCTCTGGATGACCGTCGCGTCAGGCTGGCACCTGGCGCGACACTTTTTAAGGATGCCCCAATTATACCAGATTCGCAGCCCGTTTTATCTCAGAGGTTTACACGCAAGATTCAGAAATACAGGAAATACACGATTTACCCGGAAGGGTGCGAGGTCGGAGGTTCAAATCCTCTCGCCCCGACAAAAACCAAAAAACGCGGTACACCCTGAGATCGCAACTTATGTTAAGGTTCCTCTCAGAGTATACCGCAAATCAAAAACGGCCCTCCAGGGCCGTTTTTGATCTCTCCCCGCTGCCTACCCTCCATTATCGGCCAGCGTGTTATCGCTCAGCGTGTAACCCACTCCGCCAGTCTCCGGCCTGATCCCCAACCCGCCGTTGCCGGTGATCGTGCAATTCTGGGCCGTGCCGTTGATGCCTGGGAAATTGGTCAGGGCTGGCCCGCCAACATAAATCCCCTCGGCAATGTTGTCGCTTACTGTAACGCTATCAATCAGCAGGCCATCAACCCCACAGTCACCGATCCCCCATTGATTCCCGTCAAATGTCCCGCCAATAATGCGGCATCCCTGGCTGTAATACCAGCCGGACAACGGAGATCCTTGCACCTCGAAAAACACGCCATATCGTTTATTATTGGTCGCCGTGCAATTGATAAGCGACACGCTCTCTACTTGATACTTCCCGGTTCCAATCCCAAACCCGGAACACCCCGGCGTCTCAATGGTGCTGGCCTGCCCGCAGTTATCCGCGATGCAATCGATAAACTGGCAGTTGACCATGTAGTCGCTGCCAAAACCGGTCGCGCCTGTATTGGCTACCTTGACCCGATACCACAGGATGTTATTGCAGTAGAGGAAGAAAAACCCCTTGTACCATCCGGTGTGTGCAGCCCCGTTGATCTCAAAGTCGCGGAACTCGCAATTTTCCAGCGGGTTATCCAGATCGCCGGTGTACACAAACTGACGCGCATCTCCCAGCCTGATTATCGAACGCCCGATTCCATCCCCAACCAGCGAGACGTTGGGCGCCCAGGTAATGCTCCCCCCCGTGATGCGATACGTGCCGGCGGGTAAATAGATCGTACCGCCGCCGGCCGCGCTCATAGCAGCGATTGCCGAAGTCAGCGCCGCGTAGTTGTCCGTGCTGTCATTGCCAGCCCCACCGTATGATTGGATGAACTGGCTAGGGGAGAAAAAATTGCCGTACCTTCGCGCCAGGTAGTTTTCCACCTGCGCGATTTGCAAAGCAGTCAGGGCGGTGTCGTAGACCAACAATTCAGCCAGGTCTCCCTTAAGAAACGTACCCTCAGTTGTCCGCTTCAGCGCCCCGATAACCGTGTTGTCTCTCCCCGCCGTGTCTCCGAACCAATCACCCGTATTTGACCCACCAGCTACAATCAGCGTCTCATCCGCCCGATTTAGCCTGAGTGTGTATGCCGATCCGTTGGATTGCCACATGCCGCAGTAGACCGCCCCTGCCGTGTGGATCGTCGTACCGCGCACCTCATCCGGCCCGCTCTGCGCTACCGAGATTTGGCCGGACGTTGAATACCAGGCCATGAAGCGCATGAAGTTTGTCGTGCTTACCTCGTCCGACGAGCTCAAAATGTGCTGGTACTGCGTCGGTGATGCGGCCAGACGGTATACCGCGAAAACCGTTCCCGCGCTACCGGTCAGCGGCGCGGATGGCAGAACAAGCAAATCATTCGAGCCGTCAAACTGGACGACGTTGCGCCCGTTGATCCCGTTCGCGCCCGTGCGCAGTAATGGCTGTTTCGCACCGTCCGCCTGGGCGAATGAATAAGCGTTCCCTTCTTTACTCACCCACGCCGCAACCGCGGAACCATCCGCACCGGTCAGGTCATCTGCATTTAGCCACAGCGTCAGGCCCGCGATTCTGCGCGGGTTGATTGGTGTATCGGTGAATGCAATCATCACAGGAAGATTTTTCATTTATGCGCTCCATTCGTCGTCGTCAATACAGGCAAATGTCCTCCGGTCGCCAGGGTACAAAACCAGGGTCAGATTTCCGTTGATCGTTGCCGATCCCGACCGCGCGACCGTGATATTAACGCTCGATTTGTTATCGACCACCAGCGGCCCCGTCGTCCCATACACGCACGCCGGCAGATGGATCGGCGTCGGGCTGCCCGTGCAGGCCAGGTACGCATCCGTTGCCAGCACCGTATACTCCGCCGTCACCTGTGTGACCTTGAAAATCTTCTCCAACTGCAGCAGGGTCTGCAAGTCGCTCGCCGCCACCGCAGACCCCTCCGACGTTATCAGCTCCGCCAGATCCGTCGCCGCCCCCGTCGCCAGGTGTAAACCGTACGTGTGTCCCGTCGGCAGCTCGAACATCGTCAGCACCGTACCGCTAATCGGCGTATCCAGCTCCTGGCTGAAATACCCCGACTCGTTCAGATCCTTCGTGATCGTCTTCGGCACAATGATTCCATTCTCCGAAACGAACACCCCCTCCTGCGTGATCTTCACGCTCCCGACCACCGCCACCCGTTCCTGGTTCAATATCGTTCCATACACCACTCTGCTCATGATTCCCGCTCCTCTCTATGCCCCAATCTGCGTCCCGGTCTCGTTGACAACAACTTCATCCAGGTAAAACGTCCCGCTGGTCCCCGCGTCCAGGCCGGTAACCCCGCCCGCCCGCATGTTTGCGTATTGCGGGAAGCGGTCGTAGTTGTCCAGCCCGGTAAACGCATCATATTGCGTGCCGTCGATCCACATCGTCGCCGTGCCGTCGCTGGCAACATTGGAAGATGCCCTGGTAACGTACAATTCCACATAGTGCGGCGCGTCCGTGATTGCCCGCCCTGTCCCAAACAGCGTCCCGCCGTCTGTCCCATACTCCAAAAGTAATTGGTACGTTGTCCCCGTCCATTTGAGATAACAACCGATTACCACGTTGTAGCCGGTGTCGAACAGTCGCATTACCGCGAACGTGTCATTAGTCGCCATCGTCAGCGTGTTTGGATCAATGTAGAACCTGACCCTCAGCTTCCCGGTCGTGGAGTTGTTTCCAGTTTTTGCCACATAAAACGCGGTCGTGCTGGTCACATTTACCGCCAACCCGGTCGCCGAGGATTTTAGCCCCGCGCTGGCCGATGCCGTAATGTGCACCGCGTCGCTGTTGGATGTCCATTGCTCGGTTGTGCCCGTTTCGTGATCGATAAAAAATAACCACCGATCCGCAGAGGGGCCGGAGGCATAAACCATCTGGCAAGGGGTCAAGACCGTTACAAGCCCCTGGCTTTGGCGTAGCTCCAGATAATCCAGCCAGGCGAGATAATTCGCCCATGTGGTTTTCCCAACCCCGTCCAGATCCCAGGCATGACACAAAGCCTCATAACAGCGCCCCTCCGCGATTGCCGCGTCAACGTGCGCCTTCATCTGCGCGAGTGTGTAGGTCGCGTCCGAATAGGTCGGGTGACTCCAGCCATATCGTTTCGCTGCCAACACCGGCAGGTTGAAGCGGAAAGAGTTGTCATACAGCGAATTGTTATACGCCTCAAAGCTCTTGTACCGCGCCCGAAGCGCAAGGTCTTGGTCGGTTCCATACCAATCGTTGCTGTTGCAAAGATAAGTCAGCGGCGTGACCCACGTTCCCGGCGTGATAAACGATGCGATGTCCAAACCCAGGCCGGTGAGTGTGGTGTAGCTGTCGTTGATCTCGACCAAAAAATCTGCCAGCGTCGCCGGGTCTGCCCCGTGCGTTTTGCTGTGGCTCTGGATCTCCATCCCCGCAGCCTGCATTTCCCGCAATTGCGCGGCTGTCATGTTAGCCCCGCCAATCGCCGACGACGGAATAGCAAAACCGCCCACCAGACCGCGCGAGGTCAGCGCCCCAAACGTGGTCGTGTAATCGATCGCCTTCCCGTCGTCAAAGCGCAGCGCCACAACCGCGCGCGTGGCATAACTCGCCGTGATCCACCGCGACCGCTTCGCACTACCCCCCAACAGCGCCAGCCTTGCACCCTTCAATACTCCGCTCATCCTGGCCTCCTCACCTCAACTCCACCAGGCTCGTCGATCCCTGCCGCGCGCACATCCACAGCCCGCGCGCCACCCGGATCCACGTCTCATTCCCGCTCTTCTTCGTCTCCAGCACGTCCACCACGAACCCCTTCGGCAGCACCCCGCGCTGCGTCCCGTTGATCCCCTCGCGCAGCCGCACCCCGGCCGCCGCGGTAACCGTCCCTTCCTTGTACACCGGGTCCGGCACCACCACCGGCGGAACCACCACCGCGGCCCGCCGCGCCACCCACTTCGGATTCAGCAGATCAAACTCCTCGTCCGTCATGTTCAGCACGTTCACGTCCACCGCGCTCTTCCCCCCGCCCACCTCCGGCAGCGTGAAACTGTCCGCCACCTGGTACATCACCGGCATCCCAAACAGCAGCGGCGTCCACGCGTTCGGGATCTGCGCCAGGTACTTCCACAGCAGCTCATCGAACGTCGTGTGCTTGACCGTCGAATTCCAGTAATACCCCGCGCAGATACTCGGCCGCGTCGCCAGCGCATTATCCAGGTAAAACGGCCCGTACCCGTCGATCACCCACCGGGATCCATAATTCCAAAAATCCGCGCTCGTCAGCCCGCCCAGATACCCGTGATCCGCCAGCCATACCAGCCCGTTCACGCACCCCGAGTACGTCCTGGCCATCCAGCCGTCGCCGATCAAGTCGCCGTTATTCCGGTGAATATCCTCCACGTCCAGGATCACCTTATCGATCGGCTTCGCCTTCAGCGTCCGCAGCTTCGCCGGCTTGATATCCCGCCCCGCGTTCTGCATCACCTTCCGCACCGTGATATAGATGTTCAGGTCGGTCAGCAGGCTTGCCGCATACTCGTCCTCGCTCTTCGTCCCCCTCTCGTGCAGCTTATCAAACCGCGGCTGATCGAAATCCCGGTCCAGCGGCCAGCCCAGGTTCAAAAACGTGTACGCCCCGATCCACAGCCGGTTCCGGTACAGCCCGTCGATGTTCTGATCGAAACAGTCATCCATCCACGCATCCGACTCGAGGTCCGCCGCCATCCCCCGCACCCCCGGCTCCCCCAGCTTCACATACGCCCCCCCAAACCGCGGATGCTTCGCCAGCGCGTCCCAGTCCACGCTGCTCTTCCCCTTCCCGTCGCTTTGCCAGTGCGAGAAATCAAAATAAATCTTCCTCCCCGCATACTTCCCCGCCCCCGCCGCCTCCACCGTCGCCGTCCGGCTCGCCGCCGGCGCCTTCCACACCCCCGGCCCCTGGTAATAATTCTCTCTCTGCTTCCTCAACTGTTCACTGCTCACTGTTCACCATTCCCTTCTTCCTACCACCATCCCCAGATCTCCAGCCAGCAGTCCATCGTCCCAGCACCACTCGCCCCAATCTGGTAATAGATATCCCCGTTCTCATCGCACGGGATAATCGCCGTGATCTCAGTCACCGCATCATTTGTGATTCCCGCCGGCCTCACCGCCGCCACGTGGCTCGCCGCGATATCGTTTGGCGAAAGCGCGAAATACAGGCTCAAACTTGCCGCGCTCCCGCTGTCCCTCGCGATCATCCGCGCCAATACCGCCTTCACCCCTGCTGGAACCCCAAACACCGCCGACAGATCAATGACCGTCTTCGCCGTCGTGCTCCGCGCGTCCCCATCCCACGCTGTGCTGGTCAGCGCCGTGCGCCGGAAGTTCCCCGGCCGCGTCCACTCCAGCACCCGATTCCGCAGCTCGTTCCAATTCGGTCGATCAAACTGCATCCCGCGCCTCCTACCTTAACCTGAACGTAA